CTCTCTCTCCACCCGTCATACCCCCTTTGTATTCTGTTCCTGATTCAAGATATGGGTTGCATATCCTTAAAGAATCTCTCCTAACGGTAAAGCGGTATCAAAAACCAGTATGTAGCCGAGAAGGGACTTGAACCCTCACGGGCCTTACGGCCCGGCAGATTTTAAGTCTGCTGTGTACTACCAATTTCACCACTCGGCCATTATACTATGTACGTCTCTCATAAAAATCTTCCAAAAGTTGGTCATATTCTTCAATATCAGTATTCTCCAACTTCTTTATTTCTCCACAAATAAACTTATACCCGTCACACTTCTTACTAAAATCTCGCCTATTCTCAAACACACCTTTCAAATACTTTAATGTTCTGATATCCAATTTTTCCATTTTAATTTATTTTTTAGTGAAAATTTCCATATGATTGCATACGTTACACCAATAGTAACTGCCATCATCCGTTTTGATAAGTATCATTTCGTTACGACATTTCGGACATAAATACATGATTTTCAAATTTATTAGTTGTTGCCTCTAAAAGAATCGAACTTTTATTTTCAGAGTCAAAGTCTGACGTGTTGAGCCATTATACTAAGAGGCAGTTTTTAATATTACAGAGCCGTTGGAGGGATTCGAACCCCCGGTGTTCTTTCGATTCCTGATTACAAGTCAGGTGCAATCGGCCACTATGCGACAACGGCAATTGATAAATAACCTGAATGGGTTATAATACTAATTTATAACCCATGTGAGTTATATTATACATCTAAGATAAAAGTACAATATTCGCCGGGTCTTTCTACTTACGTAACTTTCACATTTATAACAAAGTTTTTATCAGCTTTGTTACTGTGAACAGGTGCGACCTATTGTATTTTTGTCGTGGAGCTACCGGTAATCGAAACCGGATCTACTGCGTGCAAGGCAGTCGTAATAGCCATTATACCATAACCCCAATTTAATTTATGTACCCAAGGTGGGGATCGAACCCACAAAATTTTGCTTTTGAAACAAACACGTCTAACCAAATTGCGTCACCTGGGCGTTATTATTGGTGCCCCTGGTCGGACTCGAACCGACACGCCTTTCGACACTGGTTTCTAAGACCAGTCTGTACTACCAATTTCAGCACAGGGGCATTTAATATAAATTAAGTTCCGCCGATGGGGCTCGAACCAACGTATTCCTTTTCAGTGCAACACTGACAGCTGCAGATGTACTCCATTGTGATATAACCAGTTATTTTGTGGCCCTGAACGGTATCCAACCGTTTTCCCATGATTAAGAGTCAAGTGCATCAGCTTAATGCTTCAAGGCCTTTTTTTGACAAACTACTATATTGGTTTTTACCAACATTTCCAATTAAAGATCTACCATACCTCCAATTTTCAGGTACAAGTTCTTCTTTCTTTATCTTTCTATCTTTAATACCATTAGTTATCCAATGATATCCATATGATGGGTGATTGATTCCATTTTGAATACAGTTTGAATCAGAATGTATGCATCTACCAACATACCAACCTTCCGGTATAGTATCATTTTTCTTTATCTTTTTGTTTTCAGTACCATTAGTTATCCAACAAGTGCCAAATTGCGAATTACCATTTCCTTTTTGATGAATTGAGTTGGTTTGTCCGATTTTTTGCTTTGATTTATCGGTATGATGTTTTCCAGTCCAACTAACATTTCCCTTCAATCTAATACTATTATTTAATGCCTCACGATTATACCATTCTTTATCATTCTCACGCAACCACTTTTGTTTTTTCCTAGCAGTTTCCAAAGCTTCTTTATAGTTTGCCAATGATGCAATTCTAAATTTTTTTTCATGTTCTTCATTTTGAAATCCACCCAATCCACCATAAGAAATATTCATACATATTGGATTAGATATCATTTCTTCGGTAATCAACTCTTTTTCTCTTGCAATAAGAGATAATCTATCAGGTAAAAATTCTAAAATTTCACATTTGAAATTTGATTTTCCATATTTTCTGATTGAATACCTTAAATGCTTTCCACTTCCCAAATAACCGTCTTTTAGATTTGATGTCGAATGCATGCCAAAATAATACTTTCCGTTTATAAGGTTCGTTGTCTTATAAATGAAATGATAATGTTTTTTCTCGTTGATATTTGCCATAATATATGCTTTTATACATATAAATATAACAAATTCAAAAAAGTCGAAAATTATTCGGATGGACTCGAACCCATAACCCTTACCTTAAGAGGGTACAGATCTACCATTGAGCTACGGGGGAATATATTTTGAAGGGATGATGGGGGTCGAACCCACATTGTTCCATTACACTGCTACTGCTTAGAAGGCAGTTGTGATACATCCCCATAATGCGGAAAGCATGAGAATCGAACTCAATACATTATCAAAATGTACACTTTGCTTAGCAGGCAAGCCCTATCACCATCAAGGATTACTTTCCAGTTATCAAATCAATTCATATGATGTGGTTTCGGACGTACTTAAGTCTTTAACATTGATGATTATTTTACCATCATTGCCGATTAAGATATATATACGAACCTTTTTATTGTTGTTGTATCCCGTCAATTGTCTGAATTGACAATCGGAGAATCCACCATTCAATATTATATCATATTTGAACAATTCTTTGTTATAGTTATTGAAGTTTAATAGTATAATATTGTTATCATAATCAATGTTGAATTTAACATCATCCGAAAACTCAACCTTATATGTTTTAGGTTCAAACTTAGATTGATTGGCATACGCAACAACACCAACCAATGCCATCATCATAATTAAAAATGTCTTTTTCATACTCGTCTTTTTTTAGTTTTTATTATATCATTCTTATATAAATATGTTGTAAAACATAAAAAACGATACTTTTTGATAAAAAAAGTGTTAAAAATACATTTATTATTCTGGTCGGGATTGTAAGATTCGAACTTACGAGTGCTCTGGCTTCCAATGCCAGCGGGGTGACCTCTCCCCAAAATCCCGATAATACCTTTACGTTCCAAAGGTTAAGCAGGTTTAGTAATTAGACTTTCCTTCCTTTTTGGGTGTTTTCCGTTTTATGCGATAATATCGCAATGGCATGTTATCCCAATTTTCGATACGAAGCCAACGTATTAACAAATATCAATAGAATCCGGTGTAGGAGTTGAACCTACTTATTTTGGTGTATATTAAATACCTTATTCTATATTTTTATTAAACTCATACTATATAATAAGATTTCCTATATTCTTATTATATGCGGCATGGAATAATTTTATGTATTTAATAAAAATGCATTACCGTATGCTAACCGGCTAAAGTGATAATATTCTATATTATATATTATCACATAATTAAAATGAGTTGAACCCATCTTTTTAAGGTTGATTAATAAATTTTTGTATCGAGTAGGGTAATCGAAACCCCATTATAGCATTGAAGGTGCTATGTCCTAACCGTTAGACGAACTCGACATTTTTGACACATTCAAACCTGTTCTACATATGTGTCTGGCGGACCTATTATACACATATCTCACGATATTTCCGCGTTTCCTAATCCCATCGTGTCAAAGACCCCATTAATTACCCATATAAAGATAATAACAAAATATGATATATCCAAATAAAAGATGAAAAATATTACAATTTATATATGTTATATCCTTGTGCACCATATGCCACAATATATTTTTTGTTTTTCACCACCTTTTCTAAACATTCTTCACAAATGTCAATTACAACAGTATCCAGATATGGGTTAACGCTGCGACCTTCGGTTTGTTCTGTTGTGAATATGACTTGAATAGACATGTTTTTATGATGTGTCACTTCATTATTACATCCGTTTATGTCGCAGTTACAGATTTCTCTTTTCATTTATTTTATAATTATAGTACGCCATTAATAAAAATCAATCAAATTCAACACCAAGCAACTCAGATAATTTATTCATACGTTTATATACTTCAAAACTTGGTTTTTTAGTTCGGGGTTGCTTTGGTTTGTTCCAACTTTCCAACTCAGCATCGGCTGGTATTATCGATGCTGCTAATCTATCCCAGTCTTGCTTTGGTTCTGCATAAAACCTACGTTCCTTCTCTATGATGCTTTCAGCATCAAATACCGATTTCATCCCATCATAATCAATTTCATCAAAACTATCCATTTTTTTACCATTTAGTGCGGACCCGACCAGAATCGAACTGGTGACACTTGCGGCTTCAGCGCAATGCTATACGCAACTGAGCTACGGGTCCATTGTATTAGGGTGGGAGTAGAGGGATTCGAACCCACTGAGTTTCTTATGTATCGGATTTACAGTCCGATGCCCATCCACCATCTGAGCAGTACTCCCATTATTTAATTTTTCATTTTAATTTTTTACATAACCAGAGAAAAATATAACCAACTGGATTGAGTAGTCAAGTCGGGGTTTGAACCCGCATTACGAAGGTATAAGCTTCGCGTCCTAACCGATTAGACGACATGACCGTTTTTAACTGAGAATCATTGAGAATGTAAAGTGCCGAATATCAAAAAATCACATTGTTATTTAGTAAATTGGTTTTTACCTATACACCCAATTGCAATTCTTCCAAATCTCCAATTTGAAGTGAAATAATAATCAATATCAGTTTTTTTAATTTTTTTATTTTCAATACCATTTGTTATCCAACAAGTGCCAAATTGAGAATTGCGTTCACCTTTTTGAGTTAATGCATTTAATTTACCAATTTTTTTCTTAGTTTCATCGCTATGGGTTTTACCATTAAAAGTATTATATTTCATTTTACCCATTTTATGGTTTTGTTTCATATTTTTAGAAGAACATTCGGCATGTTTTTTTCTAAATTCAATATCTTCTTTTAATTTTTTACTAAAAGATACGCCGCCACAATGAGATCGATATGATTGCTGTTCATCGGATATGAATCCACCCCCACCACCTTCCATAATGTTCAAGCAATCCGCTTCAGTTATCAATTCTCTACTTACAATCTCACGTTCTCTCTGTTTTAGAAGTTGTCTAGTTGGTAAAAATTCAATTATAACCTTTCGGTGGGCATCGACTCCATATTTTTTTATAGAATATCGAATACGCTTACCGGATCCGAAATATCCATCATCCAAGTTATCGGTTGAGTGCATACCAATATAATACTTATTATCAAACAATCTAATGATTTTGTAAATATAATTATAAGTTCGTTCCCGTCGTGCCATATTAATAGTATTTATGTATATAAATATAACATAGGTACAAAAATGGAAATTGTAATGGAATAAGTATCGAACCCAATACCGGGTATAATATCAAATATACCAATCACATATGCGGTCGTGAAGGGATTCCAACCCTCGATCTTCTCATAGACAGTGAGATATGCTAAGCACTGCACCACACGACCATATTTATCTGTCTATTCCAGATTGTCAACCCATTATTTATACGAATGGACCAAAATCGGTTTAGCGTTTTTTAATGAGTGCTACACCATAGGATTTAACCACACTTTCTCATTTTGCTCTAATACCGGATTCGAACCGATGTCTCCCAGCTTCCCGCCGGGCGTGCTTACCACTACACCAATTAAAAAATCTTACTCCTTTCAAGCGGCAACCATCCAGTTTCTGATTAGATTATATACTTACTATGTAAAATTGCCGTTTCGCATTTCAGTACCCAAATCTTGCGGGAATGGTGGGGCTCGAACCCACGACCTATGGTTTAACAGACCATCGCTACCACCAACTGAGCTACATTCCCAATACGAGCTTCGTTATTCTCCTTTCGGATATTCTTTCATACATTACTTTGGTCTTATCTATAGTTGACCATTTTATGCCTCTTATACAATTTATTTTAATTCGGTATCCCCTACTGCCCGTTTGGATACGTTTACGAACTATAAATTAAAATGATTCATTTTATTTTTGTTCAGGAAAGTGGATTCGAACCACTACGAAGGTTATTAACTGCAGTCTCCACCGGTTCTGAACCAGCATGTCTACCAATTTCATCATTCCCGAAAAATTATGCGGAAGAAGGAGGTCCCTACCCCCAAGCACTCACATGCTCCCACGATTTTCAAGATCGGTCCCGGCACCGCCGAGTTCTTCTTCCATTCGGATTTTCCATTTTCTAATAGCGTTATCACTCACACCATATTTTCTACCAGTACCGCAATATCCAACCTCTTTAATTTCATTTAACAACTGTACATATGATGGTCGTTCAACTCTGCGTTTTTGTAGATGATAACAATCCGCACATCGTATATGTCTATGTGATATCACTTTACCACATTCACAATATTTAAGTTGTCGTTTATTATAAGGTTTATGTATAGGAATACATTCTTTAATTTTAGATTTCACGTCTTTGGTGTGAAGTTCATTTTCATACAATTTTACAAAATCTTTACCATACAAATCTTCAACATAATTGAGTATAGGTTTCATATGATTTGAATATAGTACTATAAGTTGACCACCACTAAATTGAGATATTTTTTGTTGAGTTATAGCATCTAAATCTGAATACGAACGTCTACCCTTTATTTCGTGATATATGTTATCAATTATAAAGTCAGGATAATAATATCGAACTTTGCCATCGAAAACGTATGCAAATGGGGTGGTGTTTCTTGCAAATACTATATCGTGATCTATATGATAGATAACCCAAGCCAATTCCCAACTACTATCACACCAATATCCTTTATACCATCCCTTCTTACCCCTACCACTGCCATGCCGTTTGCCTCCAGCAAGTGGGTTTTTTTTCATGCTATCGGATATTTTGCGTCTACGTTCAATTTCCAATTCAGGGGTAGATGCTTTTCCGGATGATTGATGGATTTTCATAATTTAAGTTATTTTATATAAATATATCGAACTTAAAAAATGTGTAAATCAATACCCAGATTTCAGCCGGCCACACTTCCAATTTCACTTTTGTCTTTTAATTTAGTATCCGTAGAGACCAAAAAGTGATAAAACAACTACGCTACGGAAGCGGAAAATTAGTTGGTATTGGAGTTACGTAACACTCCTTCGGTATAACCTTGCCCCGCAAAACGAACTCGCAGTTTCATCATTTAGATGTTGTCTTACCAATACGGATACCAACATTGTTACTGGGTAAACCCCATACCTCATCAATTAAATTATAGAGATAACAACCATTCCGCTGATTAATATCAAAATGTCAAAGAACTCATATCAAAAACAACATTACAAATATACAAAATATATTTTGGTTTGTCAAGCCTTTTTCAAATTATTTTAGTTAAAAGATGTTAAAACTGAGCTGTGAATGGGATTCGAACCCATATACTGGCAGACAAACCATTGGGTATGGGTTCATCTTTCTTTATCTTTTTGTTTTCAGTACCATTCGTTATCCACAATCAACATACCTTTTTTCCGCGTCGACATTGTATCAATTATTGAAGTACGAATATACGAATAACATTTGACATATCCAAATTATTTCGGATGGGGTTCTGAGGTGCGAAGTGGAATTGAACCACCTCCACAGATTTTGCAGACCTGCCGACCGCCACGATCAACCGCACCATATGGATTCCCTAAATAGATTCGACCTATTACGAGCGGCTTCAAAGGTCGGTATGCGAAACCATTACATCATAGGGAAATGAAATTTGGGGTGAAAAGGGAGATTCGAACTCCTCTCGAACACATTCACAGTGTGTCATGCTAACCGTTACATTATAATCACCATATAGTATAGGGATGATCCTTATATTGTCGGGTAGGTGGGATTCAAACCCACAACCTCTGGATTCCAGGTCCAGGCTGCTATCAATTGCATCACTACCCGTTTAAATTAGATTTTTATAGAAATCTAAAAATTTATTTATTTCATTCTGAATATATTGTTTACCAGTTTCGGTGTTTATATTCTTCCATTTTATTCTATATACGATGTATCCATTATTTTCAAGTACCCCATCTCTAATCATATCAGATTCTTGTCGAAATCGATGTTGGTTTCCATCAATTTCCAAATCAATTTTCTTATCAGCGATATAAAAATCCAAGAAATAACTATATTGAGTATCAATACCCAATTCTCTTTGACTTATTGAATAATTATGTGTAAATTCGATATTATTGTTATTTAATACATCAATAAAGAATTTTTCAGGATAACTAGTTATATTTCTAGACACCCATCCTTTATGATTGCCTGTTGCGATGAACTTTGCCATATTATGCTTTGAAGTGTTGCTATTAAAAGTAATCCGACATTCAGTAGAACAACACTTATTTTTACTTAATAATCCGTTTGGCTTCCGATGAACTACGTATTCGGTATCGCATATAACGCATTTTCTCATTTTTGGTACTGATTTGCGAATGTGTGCACTACCAATCAAAGATTCACTAATTCTATGTTTAGTTTCATCACTATGAACCTTTCCAATCTGAGTATATGCTGCTGAACACGACCTACTGCAGAATTTGTTTCGGTTATTTGATAACATCTTCCCACATTTCAAACAATATTTCACCATCTTTTCCAAATGTGACATATCAATTTGATTTGATTCAACAAATTTGTCCAATTTCAAATATGCACTTTTGTTTACATATCCCAACCACTTAATCAGTATTTCACTTTTAGATTTCGAATTTTTAATTGCATCAATCAATTCGGTTTCATTCATAATAGTTTCTTTATATATAAATATAACTAAATGTCAAAAATGTTATATTCGAACCAAAAATAACTTTCATTCAAATAATATCAATTGTACCGGATGCAGTGGTCGAACCCGCAAAACTCCTGATTCACAGACAGGCGAGTCTACCAATTCCTCTACAATCACCATAAAAAAGAGTAATGATGGAACTTCATCACAGATTAACATTCGGCAATAGAGTGACATTAACCGAAAAACTGCTCGATGCCAAGGCACTCCCCGCTTTTCCATCTATCAGTGTTCAAAATACTCTTTGAGCAACATAGCAGAATCGAACTGCCATCCCCACATTGGCAATGTGGTATACTACCGTTATACGAATGTTGCATGTGGGATTTTTTCATTCAGAATCCCAACTGAATTTAACTTCAATGTACAATCATAAAAGTTATTTGACTAAGACTAAAACTATAAACATAGTGTGGAACCTGACAGAATCGAACTGTCTCCCCTGGCTCTTCAGGCCAATGTACGCACCAGCTATACCAAAGTTCCATAATTAAAAGTAGGTTCACCCGGGGTTGAACCGGGGTTACGAAGTTATCAGCCTCGCGTCCTCACCAATTAGACGATGAACCTATGATGATATTGATTCAGTTACGGATAGATATGCTTTTTTTAAGGAATGACATCTGTTATAATTACCACCCTTAGCAGCCATATTTAACGATAATAATGCTTGTCTCATATTAATACGTATCAGTATATATGTACTCCCGCCGAGAGTCGAACTCGGCCCACCACTTTAAAAGAGTGGGGCAATACAACCGGTTTGCTACAGGAGTGTATGAGTATAATATTATCGCATACTATACCTCAATCCTATTGATTAAATCCAAATTAATCGTACTCCCTGCAGTATTCGAAACTGCGGTCTCTTGGATGTAAGCCAAGCGCTTTAACCAGCTAAGCTAAGGGAGCAAATGATACCAACATGTCAAAGAACTAATCATAACCAACAAAAAACCCTAACTGTTTTTGAATTATCAGTTAGGGTCCTTTGGGTTATATATAGAGTTGAGTTGTTCAACTTCTATCAAAACTTCGAGAATTAATCCCTAACTTCGACTCTCTTGGGTCAAAATTATACACACTAATGCCTGTCCACGCTTGTTTGAGCGGGGATATGCCACATTCGATATGTAATGATGAATTTCTCATAGTTTTTTTACTTTATAATAAATATATAAATATTCTAAAAAACGTAAAATTTACTGATATTTTTTTTATTTTACTGAATACTATCAGTCATTACACTATCAAGCGATTCCGTAACCATTGTGGTATCGGTATCAGATGCGTTGGATTTCGGTGTATTGCTACACGAACTAATAGAAATAACCGTAACGATTACAGCGGCGAATACAAGTAAAAGTTTTCTCATACGTTTTTTTAATTTTTAATTGTTAATGAGCGGGTTGCCGAGTCTCACGGCTCCTAAAACTGGAATGTTCGTATGCTAATGTAACACCTAACCCGCAATTTTTTGACAACACTTCATTTGAGTAACCACACTTGGTATGTTGTCTGAACAGGTTTTCATTTCTGAATTACCCTGAGCGATAGACCTTCCCGAATTGGCGTCTTTAGACTGGATGTCTAATGTGTTTCCTGTTACACCACTATCGCAAATTTACTCTGAGAATACGAGTTTTGATGAACCATCTTTATGAGGATTATGAATTCCCTCAGTTTCCACCACCTTTTGGGTGGTATCAGTTCAGTGCAGGTTGCTTTACAACCACATTTTGAGTTACAATCTACTCTCCCATTATTACTTCTCTTCTACCCTGCCGAGCAGATTCGTTCTTGCGGAACTAGAAATCTTTGGTGGAAATCACATCAGACTTGCGGTCTTTTGTGGCAATGGACAACCCATTACTATGTATGCACCTTTCGATTGTAACTGATGGACACTTTTGCTCATTAAATGTATTTAATAGTTTTGCTACCACAATGCAATTATTAAGTTTTTGTCTTTGTAGATGTGCTCAGGTAGTGGTCCATCATACCAGCTTCGTTATCTTTTGAACAACGAAATACTAAACTACCCAATGTAATATCCCTATTACCATACTTTAAGTCATCTTCATTAACGAAAGTTGGTGCTTTCATCAAAGGATATCAACAGCACCACCTGTACGATATCTTACCTCACGGTTTTAAGACCACTTTTATATTGAATCACGCAATTACAAAGAGGGATTAGTTCTTTGTTTCTCACAATAATTCTATGAGTTATTCTTATTGTTCTTCCGAACTCAACCCAACCTCTACAATGGCTGGGTCACTTAGACTCCTTAACTACACCGTTGGCCTCGCTTACTAAGTTTAAGTGATATCTCACTTGCCTACTCAAGTATTATTTCTAATACCGCATCAACCCCAAGACTTGTGGTCAACACTTTATCCCATTTTCATGGTTTATTTAACGACCATAGGCGGCCGATGTTCACTATGTAACACAAGGTTACTATGTGAAATATTTTATCAATATGTTAAAGAACGTTTGTTTTTCAAATACTTTACAAAGATACGAAAAAAAATCGATACTTACAAATATTTTTCAAACTTTTTATTTTTTTATTTTAATAACTCTCAATTGAATTACGAATACAAAGATACGAAAAAAATTTGAATCATGCAATCTTTTTTCAAAATATTTTTGTTTTTTTACTTAAAAAATTAAATTGTTGCGGGCCCAACGAGTCGAACGTGACCTTCGGCTTATGAGACCGAAATGCTACCCTTACAACAAGCCGCAATATAAGCTAAATCAATACTCAATCGTTTATGAGTTGCTCTATCCATCGTTATATCTGTTTCCGAATAGAATTCGTCCCAATTTGTTGTATTGACTTTATATGTTAAAGAACTCTTTCTTTTTCAAAATTGTTTTACAAAGATACGAAAAAGATTTTAATTTGTCAAGCCTTTTTCAAAATATTTTTGTTAAAAGATGTTAAAATATATGGTATCCGGCTTTGGGTAAGTGAACATCCGAATTCACTTTTAGGATTTTTGGTCCACCGTTCACACAATCGGTTTTATTATTTGTTGGCTTCAACCATATATTAAAACATACTTATATAAATATATATCTTTTTTAGAAAACAATACAAAAATACGAAAAAAAATTCAATTTTACAAACTTTTTTGAATTTATTTTTCAACAGCCGTTTTTGCAATCTGATGTACCTTTGTATCAGGAGAATACCCCAACGCTGATTTGATTTTAATCATACGACCGGTGTCCGGATTCTTTATACGTTTATCCAGCGCAGTGGATGGTATTAATTTGGATAGTTTAGTTGCGGATTGTGTAGATTTAGGTTTTCGTTCCTTATTGAATACGAATGTATGACCACCCTTAAATTTGGTATACGCCTGCTCTACTTTATCTGCTTTGAACGTACCGACATTGACTTCACCCCCATCTTTGAAAATCAAATGAGCTTTACCGTTTGTATCATCACCACCATAGACAACCGCATCTTGCTCATATTTCTTACCCAACGCTGCTATATCCTTTTTAGATATATTTGGAACAAAATAAGTAACCTCAGTTGAATCCTGTAATTTATCCTTCGGACATTTGTCGTATGGAATATTCGCATCCTGACACTCTCTCCAATGACCCTCTACCTTAAAAAATCCAAGTCCAATTTCTCTAATATCCTGTCCCAATTGGTGGTTTAATTGTAGGTTTTGTTTTTTGGTATTTGCGTATCGGAAGGCGGTTATCATTCCCCAAGATTTGGATTTCTTATCAACTACATGCTGATATGCTCGGTTCAATGAAGCCTCATCTAATTTATAAAATTTTCCCATAAATCGATTTCAATATATCATTTACTTTTAGTGAAGTTTTATTGCGTATATCCTCCAATTCCTCAGTTATATAATCAATACGTTTCTGACGTGCTAACTTACCCATATTATTTATAGGAGTATAATTCTTCCAATATTCAAGTTGGGTTTTTAGTATGTCATATTTACGTTTATCGGATAATAACATTATTTTTAGGTTTTATATCACAATTGTCAGTTTTTATCTGACGCATACACTATAATAAATATTCAACTATTTATTTTTTGTATCAATTTATGAATCTCAGAGCATTTTTCATACTCTTCGATATCTACCATAAAATCAAGCAATACATTCAATGTAGTGTTCAATTCATTACGTATAAGCAGTACATCAATTTCAACTGGTTTGGGTTTTTGCTTACCATATCTACGTTTACCGGAAACATTTTGTACTATTGTTAGTATAACACATTCATCGGCACCACTGTCTGCAAAGGAAAATACATTTTCATATATGGTATCCATAACCAACTTTTTATTGGAATCAATCCATTCATCAGGATTTATATATTCATCTATGTATAGTTTCCGTACAGACATTTGTTATTTATATTAAATCAGATATTCTGTTTTACAATAGAAACAGTGGATAACGTATCCACTGTTCAACTTTGATTTGTTAGTATATAGGTTCTACATACAAAACGCACCCATGCAAATTAGGGTACGGCTTTTTTATAGGTTCAACAGCGATGATACGCCAATTCATTTTCTCAAAGAAAATGCGACCACCTTCCGCATAATACGGACCACCTTCAAAATCAAAACTACGCCCGTTTGTTTTCACAAACTGGGATTCACCCAAAACCATAAGTTTTTCAAAATTGACTCTTTCAATAGAGCGGTCCAACCCATAACGAGATTTTACAACTTCCATAAATTTTCAGTTTAACAGATTAAAAAAATTATTTTACTAACTCCAACCGGATGGTGCCATCTTGATTCAACCACCCATGTATTTTATATTGAGACTTATCTTTGTCATATTTCGATTCCAGATACCCATCGAAATGTGGGGGTTCACCATTGCCAATTTTATAGACCTTAGTTCTGAATTTAAGTGTATATATTGTACTAGTACCCCCATTTGAATCTACAGTATCCGATGGTGACATGGTTACTACACCCCTTGAATATAAATGACCGGCCGCCTTCAACTCACCAATATATGATTGAAATTCAGCATCCGATACATCCGGATTTGATGGTTTCAGTTTAGTCCTACGTTCCGATATTCTCTTAACAACATCTTTATTATATTTGTTTCGCATATATAAATAGTGTATTATTGTATAAAAGTGGGGGCGGATATCAAAACCACCCCCACTCTACCAAATTTAGTAACTAACCCCAAAAAGTTACCAAACAATAGTAGTATCTTCTTTTGAATCAGAAGTGTCCTCATTGAACAATGCGCTATCATCATCTTTAACAGTGCGAACGTACTTTTGGATAAGTTGGGTAATGTACGTGCGTTCGGAATCAACCCCACCATCATTTGAAAAGAACGGCATCATTGAGATTTCAGCGGCTTCGAACAATGAGAATCCATCGTAAATCAATCCAGCAGTTTCAACCGAAGCTCGGGTGGAAACCATATTGGAGAGCTTCCCATTATCTGATTTGGAAACCTCACGCGTATGATGGGCGATTTCAGCAACAGCCTTCAAATCATACTCATCAACTTCAGGGAACATATACTTCAGAAGTTCAAATTCCTGAACATCGTTAAGAACGTCCATTTCAATGGTAGTGAACCGGTCAAGGATTGCACGGTCCATAACACGCGTTGAAGTATATTCATTACCGATGTTAGCGGTAGCGATGAACGTAACACCTTCGGCTACTTTGATAATCGGAGAACCTTCAGCCTCATCCAAACGGAGATAACGTTGTCCCTGGTCAAGAACCGTCATCAAAATATTCCAAGCATCAGGATGCGCTCGGGACAATTCATCAAGCAGAATAACAGCGTTGGTCGTTTCAATCGCCTTAACAAATGCCGATTTGGAGAAGAACGTACCCTTCGAAGAATCAAAGTGAGTATTACCAATCAAAGTTGCTCTCGCATCCTGCGTAGCGCCAAGGTTGAAGTAGTAATCGGGACGTTTGAGAGCCTTAACCAAAGCCTTAGCCGCCAACGTTTTACCACAACCGGAAGGACCGGTCATCATAATGTTTTTCGCTCTAACAGCGGAACGGATGAGGTACTTCCACTTCAAATCGCTCATAACGAGCGATACCGGCTTCAACGAAACCGAATCATTGTGGATAAACTCCTTCAGTTCGGAATGGGATTTTACCGGTTCGGAATTCACTTCAGCGTTGGTATTCAACGGAGAAATAAGTTTGGAATAGTTTTCCATAGGAACCTGTTTGAAGTACATAACACCTTTTTTATTCGGAACTACTTCGATGGCCGACCCGTTTTCATAGGCCTTTTTACGGAGACCGGTGGAACACCCGATGGAACTTGCGTTTACCGCATTTCCAGCTACATCGTACATCCGATATACACCGTTGGACATCTCAACCTTAAAAACAGAACCGGAAACTTTTTCTTTTTTCATAAACAAAATTTTGGGATTTTTATCAATTTTAACTCTCTCTCTCAATTACAATGTAAAGATACAACTATATTTTTCAAATACCAAACATTTAATCAACTTTTTTTCGTAGTTTAACATCTTTTAACATTTGGTATTTTTCAACTTATTTTGTCATAAAAAGTTGATTCATCGTCCGGACAACATCATTGATATTTTTAACATTAATGAATGATGCCGATTTGCCGTATGATTTCTTAAAGATATCATTCATACCACCAGCCGATTCGGAAATGAAGTATGAAAGGACTTTAATACCCATAGCTTCCATTTTATCGACCATAGATTTGGTATGTCTGGCGGCACTGATACCACGATAATCAAACCCTTTACCATTGAAATAAGGTTCACCATCTGAAAAGTTCAAGAAATAAGAATCGGTATCTTTATTGATAGCGACCATCTTATTCATAACAGCTTCAAACGCCAACCCTTCAGGAGTGGTATTGTTAGGAGTCAGATATTGAAACAGATTCTTAACCTTATTGAATTTATCAATTCGAGAATCATATGCCATAACAATATAAGGTTGGTCATCGGTGGAAGTTCTGAATGATACCTGAATTTCAAGATTTGAAATCATATCAACTGCCTTACATAAAGCAACTACAGAGGTAATAGTCTTATTCCATTTTTCACCACCCATAGAACCGGAAGCATCAACCGAAACATGCAGATTAGCCTTTTTGAACTTATCGGTTTCCTTTGTGAAGAAAACATGCTCATTCCCATACCCCAACGATGAAACCATCCGTTTATCAAGTCGACCTACACTTTGTCGATTGTAAATGGTATCACGACTTTCAGAACGAGTCTGCAATCGTTTTCCAAGAATAATTCCCTGTTTAATCCCCTCAGCAACTTGCGATGCGTTACACGCACGTAGTGCACCCCTATATGAATTTGCCAAAGGAAATTCTGATGAACTCATCAGTGATTCAGTCATTTTACCAACTACAACACAATCAATTTTTTTGGGAACTGAACCACCATCGTAGGTGTTTCCAACCGGAACTAAATCCGTACCACTCTTATCGATAGTCTCAAGAGATTCATTATCAGATTTGCTTACTGATTTTTTGGAAATAT